ATGAAGAATGGTACAGTAAAATGGTTCAATGCGGATAAAGGGTTTGGTTTTATTACGGGTGAAGACGGTACCGATGTCTTTGTTCATTTTTCAGCGATTCAAACTGATGGCTTTAAAACCTTAGATGAAGGTCAAAAAGTAACTTATGATGAAGAACAGGGCGATCGTGGCCCCCAAGCAACGAACGTTCAACCACAATAGTAACTGTTGGGCCGAACCATTATCATTAACTGGTTCGGTTTTTATTTGAAGTGACGGGTTGTCAGCTAAACAAGAAAGCTAAGTGGTCGGAATGGATTTTGTAGATGTTTACGGCATTAAGCATGAGAATTGTACGTTAGTTGCACCTGCGCGTGAATATCAGCGGGTCGTTATTTTTATGGACGCATTGGGCCGGCGCTTTGTTGCAATGGGACCGGATCCACAACCAACTAAATATGGAAGTAGTAGCCAACATTGGCATCAAGCACAGCCGAGTGCAGCTCCTGAAGGTTATTTCCATATTGATCAAGAATAACCCTAGCAATTGAGTTACTTAGCTACGCTGATGGTAAACATTAGATCGTTAGAAAAAGCCTCAGGGACGTCACACGCACTTTGCGTTGTGCTTCCTGAGGCTTTTTTGTAGGAATAAAAAAATCAGCTTTCACGGTGGATTATCACGGCGTGAAAACTGATTAGTGTGGTTATATGATGGGCAGTCAGGGGTTTGAACCCAACTGAAACATAAACGCTATTAAACCAGTGCTTATGCGGTGTTTCACGTGAGACTTTTTACCTTTGGCTTACCAATTGGCTTACTTTTACTATAGAACGTTAAAATAATCTGGTTTCCTCCTAGAACTGGAAATGTTTTTTTTAACGTGGTCCACGTGGTCCGGTGGTCCAAACGCTGATATATCAACGCTTTAAAGACCCCTTGACGTGGTCCATATGGTGGTCCAACGTGGTCCACTTGGTAAAAAGTGCCTGAATATGCCAAGTTTAAAAGCCTAAATAATTGGCTAACTTATTGGCCGCCTGTTGATTTTGGCCCTTAGTGACGTGTGTGTAAACATTTAGGGTTGTTGCAACGTCCTCATGGCCTAATCGGGTTTGTACTTCTTTAATGGTGGCACCAGCGGCAAACAAAGCGGAGGCGTGACTGTGTCGAAATCCATGTACGGTAATACTAGGGGTTAGGTGGTAATCAGTGATGATCCGCTTTAACCACTTACCCGGAGTATTAAGCGATTTAAAACCGTTCTTAGTGTTAGCAAAAACTAACTGATCCGGCTGTAACGTATTAAAACCTAAAAACAAATAATATTCACGTTGCTGTTTATGCCAGCGTTGTAATATTTCTACCGTCGTATTGTCTAAGCTGACAGTGCGGCGGCCTTTTTTTGTCTTAGGTGCTTGAATAATTTGCTTGCCACGTTTTCCTTGGGTGAGCGTTTTATTAACCCGTAAGGTCTTATGGACAAAGTCAATATCTTGCCATGTCAGGGCTAAACACTCGCCGCGTCTCACGCCCGCAAACGCTAGTACCCGGAAGAGACAATACTTTTCGGGCTCTTTTTGCTGGTCAATACACTTAAAGAACGTCTTTAGTTGATCGCGATCCCAAAAGTTATCGGGTTTGTCGCCCCAACTATCAGGCTTGACCGGCATTGTAATCATCTTAGCTGGATTGTGTGTGATGTAGCCGTGTTTTAAGCCATATTCAAAGACTTTTACTAGATAATTGTACCAACGCTTGTAATTGTATGTGACTTCTTTAAACCATAGATTAACAGCACGCTGGCACTGATTAACAGTGATGGTTCGTAACCGCTTGTTACCAAACAATGGCAAAATGTGATTATCGAACATGCCAGCAGTCCTTGCCCAAGTGCTTTCACGAACGGTATTAATATACTGGTCGTACCATTCGTGATAAACGTCAACGAAGAGAATATTGTTATCAACTGGTAAAACGGGTTCTTGCTGTAACTCTACTTCAATTCTGGATAAAGCAATACGGGCAGCGCTTTTTGATTTAAAACCCCGCCGCCGGGTTGACTTCTTTTTACCAGTTTGAGGATCAACACCTAAATAAACTTGAAACTGATAACGGGTATTCCCGTCCTTGTCCTGATACTTCTTGATTGTTGCCATTTATAATTTCCTCCATAACGTACCGTGCGGGGGCAGTGTTATGTATGGAACTATTTTTAAAAAGAATCCCTCTTGTGTAATTCATCGCTAATATTGTTCTTGATCTTTATTGCCTCTTGGTCGCCGTCTTGTGCGTCTAGAATGACTTCAAATAAGTTCTTTAACAAAAGGATATTATTCGAGTATTGCATACCATCAGCAATTGAAGCATTTTCTTTTGAATTGGTTTTTAATATTTTAATGCACTGCTTTTTAACTTTATCATTGTATTTGTTGTTGGTGTCAGCAAAAAAAGCTGGACTAAACAAAATTCTCGCCAAATTTGAATAAGCAAGTAAATCATCATAGTTAGTATAGCGCATTGATTCAGTGTTTAATTGACGGCCTTCTTCAAATAGGGCGTTTTCTAGCTCTTGTAGATCGGCATCATTTTCATAAGTCTCTGATCCGAGTTGTTCTTGAAAGAAACGCATTATATCGAGACGCTTGTTGTTAGTTTTCTGATTATCACGCACGTCGCTCGCACTCTTATACGGTGATATTCCTTGTATGTAAAGAATGCTAACATTATAAAAATCGGCTAATTTTTGCCAGACTGCTAGTTTTGGCTCACGCACACCGCGTTCGTATTTTGCTAATGAGTCAGGTGAGATTGATAGGTTAGTTTTTTCACTAAGCTCTTTTACAGCTGTACGTAATGTAAGCCCTTTTTTGTTTCTAAGTTCTCTAAGCTTGTTAACCATAATGAAGCCCTCCTTATTGATTGATATTAACATAAATTGATTAAAAATAATACGATATGTATTGAAATACGATTTGTATTCTGATATGATGTTTTTGAAATACAATTTGTATTTTAGGGAGGGAATGAATGTGAAAGATAGTTTACCTAGATATATGTCTATTAAGCAAACGTTAGTTTATTTCAACATAAAATCTCGTAATACATTGAAAAAAAACTACATTGCTAAAGGCTTACCAGTTGTAATTATCAATGGTACTAAGCGTATTGATCAATTGGACGCAGATAAGTTTATGGAAGCACATAAAGTTTAATTGCACCGTGCGGGGGCAGAATAATTTTAAGGAGGTGATTTCATGATAGCAACAGCAATCTTATGGGCAATCAAGTTTACGATTGTGTCGTTTGTTGGAAACGTGGTAGCTAAGTTAATCAAGAACCCGCGTCGGTATTTTGAAATGTGAGGCCAGTCGTATGGGAAAGCATACAAAAAAGGCCTACTTTACTTTGGACAGTAGTAGGTCGAATGGAGTTACTTCAAAATATGCTTTCCCTTATTTTAACACGAATAAGGAGAATGGAAAATGACAAATAGTGAATTAGTGGAACAAGCTAAGAATTTATCAGTGGCACGTGACAATTTGCAAATGGCAATTGATTACTTAGATATGGTATCTGCGTCAGTTAATAGTGGGGACACATGGGCAGGAGCATTCTTTTTCTCAGACCACCGCGCTGGAAACGTTGTTGAAAACATGCAAAATGTTGCTGATTCGATTATGGCAGTTAGCAATGACATTTGTCCCGAAGATTAGGCGGTGATGAACAATGAGAGAGTTCGCAACGCTCGATAAAGCAATTGAGCTGGCCCAGCAAGGCTATGCGATTTATCCACTGATCGAAAATACGAAGAAACCACCTAAAGGGGTGGCCGGCTACCGAGCTGCAACTAGCGACCAGAACACCATCTTTGCATGGTTCAAAAATCACCCGACTTATAACTTAGGCTTGCGCCTAGATTTATCGGATTTATTAGTTGTTGACATTGATATGCACGATCCAACTAAAAACGGCCGGACAAGTTTGGCACAACTATTTAAGCAAGGACAGACGTTGCCGAATGATACCTACATTGAGCGAACGGCTAACGGCGGAGTTCATTACTTTTTGAAATACACGGGTGCTAAGGCTCACAAAGTTGACGTTTGGCCCGGTATTGACTTGCTAAGTGACTTCACGGTGATCGCACCAAGTGAGATTGGCGGCAAAATGTATGAACCTTTAGACGGACGAACGTTAGCTGATATTAAGCCAGCTCCTCAATGGTTAGTCGATAAGTTGGCTGGTCAAAAAGTGAACTGGACGTCAGAACGCGCCTATACCACACGCCAAAAGAAGTATACCGGTCGCTTGTTAGATGAAATGGTAACCGGGACAACCCAAGGCAATCGCAACGCTTGGTTAACTAAAATTGCTGGTCGAATGTTTGGTGTCGGTGCAAGTCCCAAGACAGTTTATAACATGCTGTCGGTGATTAATGATTCGTTCGTTGATCCGGCATTACCAAGCAAGGAAGTTAATGTGATTTTTCAATCCATTTTAAAACGAGAGAGTAAGGGGGTTCATTAATGGGTAAAGCAATGGATTTACCAGCAGAGACCCAAGAAGCGGCCAATAATGTTATCAAAATGCAACGTGCCGCTGATTGGCAGAATGATTTCAAAAAGAATTCGGACGATGGAATCAAAACACAGTCTCTTTACAATATCCGCTTAATTATGGAACATGACGAAATGTTGAAAGGGCTAGTCGTCTTTGACGAGTTCTCGGAACAAATCGTTAAAACACCACAAGCAGAAAATTCACCGTTCAAAAAAGGTTTTTGGAATGATAGTGATGACACGTTATTGAGAAGTTATATTGAAGATCATTATAACTTGTTATTCAGCAAGGAAAACATTACTGATGCGGTAGTTACAGAGGCACGCCGCAAGACAATCAATCCGGTTAAGGCTCGTATTGAAGCGGTAGAATGGGACGGCCAGCCACGTGCTGAACGTTATTTCATTGATTACTTAGGTGCCGAAGATAATCACTACACCCGCACCATCACTAAGAAATGGCTAACTGGTCTTATTGCCCGGGCCTATGTTCCCGGAGTTAAGTTTGAAATTGTCCCTATCTTAGAGGGAAGCCAAGGACTTGGCAAGAGTACGGCTGGTAAGAATCTATACCCGGATAAATTCAATGATTCGTTGAAAGGAATGGGTAAGCAGAAAGACGATTATCAACAGTTACAAGGTAGTTGGATTATTGAAGTTGCCGAGCTTTCCGCCATGAAGAAAACGGACGTTGAGGGAATTAAAAATTTTATTAGTGCACAATCCGACACATATCGGAATAGTTATGGCCGCTATGCGTTACCGCACCCACGTAAATGCGTATTTATTGGCACAACTAACCAAACCGACTATTTAAAGGACGCGACCGGTGAACGGCGCTTTTATCCAATTAAATGTGGGGTCAACAAGGCCAAATTAGATGTATGGCACCCGGACGAGAATTACATGCTTCAAGTATTGGCGGAGGCCGCATACTGGTTTAGGAATGGCGAACCGCTATATCTGGATCAGGCCACCATGAAAGAGGCTAAGGCGTATCAGATGGCTGCGGAAACTGTCGACCCTATGCGAGATGCTATCGAAGCGTTTTTAGCAATGGAAGTTCCCACAGATTGGGGAAATATGAGTACCGGCTTAAAACAAAGCTATGTCAGTGACTACGGCCATCAATCTAAGTGGCTAAAAGATCAAGTTAGTAATGAACGGAAACTACTCAATCAAACAACAACTCGGGAAATTATGGAAGTTGTCTTCCATAAAACAGTTGATCGTTATTTAACCGGGCGAACAAACTCGGAAGCTAAGCGAATCAAGTTATTAATGGACAATATGGACGGTTGGAAAAGTCAACGAATTAGAATGAATGGCCAACGTCTACATGGGTATATGCGCGAAGTTTAATCAGAAATTTACCAAGTGGACCACGTTGGACCACCATATGGACCACGTCAGGGGGTCTTTAAAACGTTGATATGTCAACGTTTGGACCACCGGACCACGTGGACCACGTTAAAAAAAACATTTCCAGTTCTAGGAGGAAACACGTATGAAATGGCAAGAAATGCAATTATTGAGAGACACAAAATATAGCAGTTCAGAAAATCTCAAAAAATTTGAAGACGTATTTAAGTTTGATAAATGTGCCGTGTATGAACGTCCACATAGTCTTGAAAAACTGTTAGCTGGTGAGCGTTCATACAATGCGGGCAATAAGTATGATACACCACCTTACCTTGGGGATTGGCTAGATCATGCCGAATTACAAAAGGTAAGTGGAACTACACGAATTGTTGCAATTGCTCATGATTATGGGCCAGCCGATAGCGTTCATAGCAAAATAGCGGAGCACGTCTTGTCGCTTGATTTAGTGGGCGTGATCTTTGATAGCAAAGTAGATTGGTATTATCCCGGCCAGTCTTCACTAGTAATGATTATGAGCAGGGAAACATATAACTACTATTACTATGACCTGTTGGCAAATCAGCATGTTGTTGATGTAGTTAAGAAGCAATATTTTAGAGAATAAAAGGAGTTTAAAATAATGAAAATTAGAATGATTGACTGTGACAATAAGATGGGACAATGTGAGTTATTCGTTACTCGGGAACCTAACCAACATGAACATTTATATTTACGAAATGGGAGTGAAGTGGTAGTTCTTAATATTTATCAATTTGTGCGAAATACAAAAGACAATTTTGCCGAAGAACCCGACTTCGTGGCAATTGTTCAGTATCAAGAAAATGGTAATCCGGCATTAACAGACTTACACAAAGAGGCAAGCCAAGCGGTACTAGATTGGTTCAATAACCCCGAATCAGGATTGTTGGGTGGTAGCAATGAAGAACTATAATCTAAGCCGCCTGAATAAGCGGGTACAGTTTGGCGTTGAGAAAATGTCAGGGTTCAATAATAACACTGGTGAAAACATCACTAAGTTCTCGCCGACTTTCTCGGTATGGTATGGTGAGTACGATTTAACTATCAATAATACCATTAGCCTTACTGGTACGACTGCGACAACTAACCAGCTAATTGCGGTGCGCCATGACGATCGGATCACGACAACCTTGGAAGCAATATTAGATGGGGTTATGTATCGCGTTGCTGGCGTTAGTTCTGATAGCGAACTGAATGCTTATGACGTGGTCACACTAACCAAGGTCAACGGCCATGGCTAAGCCAATGAAGCAATGTGAGCACCCAGGTTGTCGGACGTTGGTTGCCTATGACACACGCTACTGTGAGAAACACCACAAGGCGACTAACAAGTGGCGGTATCACAAACGCATGTACGATTCTGACGAGAGCAAGTATCAACAGTTCTACAAGTCGTCGGCGTGGCGCAAGTTGTCACGGCGGTTCCTTGAAAGTAATCCGGTATGTGTGCAGTGCTACCAAGATGGAGTGATCCGTAAAGCCGATGTGGTCGATCACGTTATTGAAATCAAAGACGATTGGTCACGTCGCTTAGATGAAAGCAACTTGCAACCATTGTGTTACCGACATCATAACCGGAAGACCAGACTGGCTAGAGAACAACGTGAACAATAAACTAAATAACCTACAAGTGTCGTGCTGAAAGGTACGGCGCTTTTTAGTATCTGTGGTCGCAAGTTACGACCTTAGATAACACACTAACTTGTTAGAGCTTCCCACTGAATTAAAAAAGACTGACTAAGTTTAACTTAGGGGGAAACAAAAAGCACAGCCATTTCTGACTGCGCAATTATTGACTAAGAATGGACTAATTATACCACGGCTATGTGTTCAACTTCAAATACGTTTCCGCAAATGTGCGGAATAATCTGCATGGCCATTTTAACCACGCAGGTAGTAGATCTGCGCAATACTGCGCTGAACTTTCAGCTGAGTTACTGAGTCGAAATTTTCGACCTTGTTAACCAACCCGCATTTTGCGTCTACGTTGCCAAAATTGGCAATGGACTGCGACAATTTTTCGGCCGCGAGACTAATTCAAAACATCATGACAGCCCAGAAACGTTGATATGGGGGGCTATGGTCGACTCAAAAGGAGCGGACAGCATACTTTTGTGTTTATAAAAGTCCCTTTTGAACTTTGATTTTTTGCTTATTTTGCCGGATTGTGAAATATCACTACTAATAATGCGAAATTTAAACAAATAGTCAGTCAGGGGGTAACGTGTAAATATATACATGTTATTAATTGCACTTTTTAGAGATATGTGCGATAATATAGGTATAATAAAAGAATTCTGGATATATGTATCAATCAGCCGCTATGGGTCTAACCCGTGGGGGCTTTTTGGTACGTAAATTTAAACGAAAGGAGTGCTCCGAATGAGCCAAAAAGTAAAAGCCTTAGCTAGTATGAAGAAACACTTAACCAATGATGAGCGTGATCAACGTAAAGACGCTGAAAAAGCGTTATTTGATTATCCGGTGCTTGATTTAACCCCGCCAGATTGGTTACATGATCGGGCCTTGACTGAATGGCAACGGGTAGCACCTTATTTAAAGGCCAATACCCCAATTAGTGAACTTGACCGGGCCATGTTAGCCAGTTATTGCCGCGCTTATGCAACGGTACAGACTTGCGAGAATGATATTCGTAAGAACGGGCTGGTACAAACTAATCAAGAGACTGGTGTACGTAAGCCGAACCCTTACGTGGCCTTGCAGTCGCAAGCGATGAAAGATTTAAAAGCCTTAGCCAATGATTTAGGCATGTCACTATCGAGCCGGGCCCGCATGGAATTAAACAAGCAAAAAGATGATAAACCCGAAGATACTTTTGAGGCGATGTTGTCATGATTGAATATGTTGATCAAGTGTTATCGGGTCAAGTATTGGCTGGTCAAAAAATCAAATGGGCGTGTGAGCGATTTAAACGCGATTTAAGCCGTTCTAAGGACGACAGCTTCCCGTTCTACTACGACGAAGACAAAGCGGCACAGGCGGTTAAATTTATCGAATTAATGCCCAAGACTGACGGTAGCCAACTCACCATGCAACCCTTTCAAAAATGGCTTATCAGTGAGTTATATGGCTGGCGTGAAAAAGCAACCGGTAATCGGCGTTATGATCGGGCGTTCATTAGTATGGCCCGGAAGAACGGTAAAACCTATCTAGCTTCTGGTATGGCCGCTAATGGTCTTTTAAGAGAACGTCAGCCCGCCCGCAACCGACAAGTATTATTCGTCAGCAACGCCCTTAAACAAGCTAAATTAGGCTATGACATGTTATCAAGTGGTCTACGGCAAGTCCGTAAGCAATCGAAGTACATGCGGCAACGCATTAAGGTACAGAAACAAGCCATTACCGACCTAGAAACTGATTCGCAAGCCTTAGCCCTTGCCAGTGATACCAGTACGCTTGATGGTTATGCCGGGACTACCGTTATTTTAGATGAATGGCACGAAGCTAAAGACCGCAAGGTGTACAACGTTTTAAAGTCTGGTCAAGCACAAGAGGATAATTCCCTGCTGGCGGTGATTTCCACCTCGGGCCTTAACCTTAATGTCCCAATGCACGCCGAGTATGACATGCTGACGGACGTTTTAAAGGGCAAGACTGAAGCTGACCGTTACTTTGTGGCAATCTGGGAACTGGACGACCGCGAAGAAGTTTACGATCAAGCCAATTGGATCAAGGCCAACCCGTTATTCAGTGAACCACACGTTAAACAACGCATGACGGAAAAGATTCAGGCCGACGTTGACCTTGCCATTAAGCAAAACAACCTAATCCCGGTACTGGTTAAGAATTTCAATATGTGGTTGCAAGCCAGTGAGGACAGCTACATTTCAGCAGACGATTGGGCCGCTGGTAAATTGGCAAAGGTGCCCGACTTACATAATCGCGACGCCTATATTGGCATTGATTTATCAAAAAGTAATGACTTGACCGCGGTTAGTTGGCTCGTTCCAATTGGCAACGGTCAATTTTATTGTGATAGTCATTCGTTTGTGGGTACTAAGTACGGCCTTGATTCTAAGATTAAACGTGATGGGATTGATTACCGGTCAATGGAGCGCGCTGGTGAGTGTAGTATTACTCGATTAGATAGCGGCATTATTGATTATGACGAGCTATTTGATTTTGTACAAAAACTAGTCGGAAAATACAACTGGAAAGTGAAAGCCGTCGCTTATGACCCGTATAACGCGCAAACGTTAATTACAAAATTCGAGAAATTAAGCTACCCACTGTTTGAAGTGCGGCAAGGCACCAAGACTTTGAATATTCCAACCCGCAATTTTCGTGATCAGCTTTACGATGACAAGATTAAACATAATGGCAACAAGATTCTCGCTTATGCGGTCAATAACGCCATCTTGAAAGTGCTAAACAACGGCTGGCAATTGGATAAAGCCCGCAATAGTAACCGGATTGACCCGATTGCGGCGTTGATTAACGCGTTTGTAGCGGGTATGGACTATTACCAAGAAAGTGAGGATCAACAACATGCAGAAGATTACTACAAAACAGCGACTGCGGCAGATCTGTTCTGATTATGTGCAAACGATCTTGTTGGTGATTGGCTTAATCTGCTTAGTAATTGGTTTTGGTTGCTGGATCAGTTGGCAAGCGGGGTTAATATTGGCTGGTATAGCCATGATTCTGCTGGCCTTACTAATTAATTATGAAAAGCAAAGAGGTGATTAAATGAGTTTTTTCGTTAAAAGCAGTACCACCAGTGGCACGCATGATCCGGTGGCCGACGCCTTGGTTAGTTTATCAAGCAATGACCCCTATACGTTTGTGAATGCGACGGTACTGCGTAATAGTGATATTTACGCGGCGATTAACATTATTGCAAGTGATATTGCCAGCAATCCGATTATGTGTGACACGGCAATTTTTAACACGATGATTAATCAGACCCCCAATAGCCAGATGGACGGGTACCATTTCAAATATGCGTTGGCGGCCAACCTGTTACTAAATGGTAATAGTTTTGCGGAGATTTTGCCTAATCACACACTTAAATTTGTACAAAATAACCAAATAACGGTTGAACAAGATGACGTCAGTGGGGCGTTGACCTACACCTATACCCCGATTGGCGGTAACAGTCGTCAGATTGCGCCTAACAACATTTTACATTTTAAATATTTCACCAAAGACGGCGTATCGGGAATTAGTCCTTTATATGCCTTGAAAGATGAGCGTCAGATTCAGTCGGCCGGCAATAAATTGCTAACCGGCTTTTTTACTGCTGGCGTGCATGGCACCACGATTATTAAAGTCCATCAATCCGATTTAGGGCCGGAAGCTAAGGGCAATATTCGTAACCAGTTTGATGAAGCCAATACGGGTGATAACGCGATCAACACGATTGTGACCGATGACACGATGGACATTAGCAACTTATCCTTGAATACCGATGTATTAAAGCTGGTTAATTCGAATGACTGGACGACCCGACAAATTGCTAAAGCCTTTGGCTTACCACCGGAGCGCTTAGGGGTTGAGAACGATCATTCTAACCAAGAGCAAAGTGGCGTGCAGTATCTTCAAGGCACGTTGCAACATTACTTTGATAGCTTTACCAGCGAGCTGTCGTTCAAGTTTGGTCATGACTTTACGTTTAATACGGACAAGCTATTGAGCCTTGATCCGCAAACGCAACAAGCCCAAGCGGTGGCTGGTTTCACTGGCGGCGTTATGAGCCGTAACGAAGCTCGGGCCAAGATTGGCTTGCCACCAACTGACGATGGCAATATTTTCTTAAACTTACAAAAGAATGGAGTGACTAATTCATGAAACAAGATCGACGGTTAACGATTGACGCCGAATTGCGAGCACAAACGCCGCAGTCAGAAACACCCGAAGACGGGCCAGCTGAAAATTCAGCAGACCCGCAACCTAAAGATTCCCAAACAAGCAAGGGCAAAACAATTAGTGGTTATGCAATTGTATGGAACTCGCCAAGTAAAGACTTAGGTGGCTTCACTGAGGTTGTTACCCCCAAAGCCCTTGATGGTGTCGATTTATCAAACGTTCTTATGCTTAATAACCACGACTATACCCAAGTGTTAGCCAGTGTCAAGGCGGGCACGTTAACGCTAGAAACGGACGATAAGGGGCTACATTTCATTGCGCAACTACCAAATACGTCTTTTGCTAATGATGTATACGAAGAAGTTCAAAGTGGGAACGTTGATTCCTGTTCATTTGGCTTTGATAGTGACGACAACACCGATGAATGGGCTAAAGATGATGATGGCAATATCACCCGAACCATTAATCAAGTTAAGAGCTTGTTCGATGTTTCAGTGGTTGCTGTTCCCGCTTATGACGATACCAATGTTCAAGTTGATACCCGTAGCTATGAAAAATTTATTAACCAAGAAAAGGAGCCTGACAACATGGCAAAACAAACAATTATTGATCCCAATAACAATGACAATGGCAACGAAAACAAGACCGGTATTCCCGCCTTTGAACAATATGTACGGACGCACGGTGAAACCCGAGACGGCTTAAAGACGGACGGTGCCAGTGCCGTTATTCCCAAGGAACTGATTACCCCCGTTTTCCAATTAAAGCAATCTAAGTACAACCTTGCCCAATATGCAACGGTTAAGCAAGTTTCTAGTGGTTCCGGGACTTATCCAATTGCCACCAGCCAACAATCTGCGGTACTGGCTACTAAGGACGAACTAGCGGACATTGCCGACATTGACGCGAACATGTTTACGGAAGTGCCGTTTGATGTGAAGACCCGGGCGGGTAAGATTGCCTTATCTAATGAAGTGGTCGAAGACGCCGAAGTTGATATTGTCAGCGAAGTTAAAACCCAATTACAACAATTGGTTGATAACACGGACAACACGCAGATCATGGGACTGTTAACGGGTAGTAACTTTGCTAAAGCAACGGCCACCAGTATTGATGATCTTAAAAAGATTTTCAACGTGACGTTAGATCCCGCCTTGAGCAAGATGTGGCTAGTGAACCAATCCGGGTTTAATTACCTTGATACACTCAAAGATTCCGAGGGTCGTTACCTATTACAGCCGAACCCAACAGCACCAAGTGGTTTCACCTTATTAGGGGCACCAGTCGTCATGATCAGTGATAAATTACTGGCTAACAATGCGGACGGGACGTTCCCAATGATTGCGGGGGACTTATCACAAGCTGTGGCTGTTTTCCGGCGTAACCAAGTAACCGCCCAATGGGACAAGTTCGACCAGTTCAGCCAAGGGCTTTCCGTCATTGTGCGGAATGATTATGAAGTGATTGATAAGACCGCTGTAATCAACGTGGCGTTAGGAACTGCAACTGCTGGTAAATAGGAAGACAAAGTGAGTGGAATTTCAAACAATAAGTGATAGTATGATGATAATAATTATCAGATTTTAATAGAACGTGCAGCTATAATTTTAGGAGTGATTTCATGAAGAATACATTTATCCTTGCATACAGTGGTATTATCATCACGTATGTATTCGCCGCATATGTTGCTTTTAAAGTGTTTGAGGTAATCTATTATGCTATGACTTGGTAATAAAAAGGCCGTGACTTCAAGGTCACGGCCTTTTATGATAAATATGTATTTTGGAGACTGCTCGGGCTGGGATCGAACCAGCGACCTCTTGATTAACAGTCAATTATTCTACCGCTGAACTACCGAGCAATGATTACTCTATATTTATACCATATAGTTTTATGATAGTAAAGTTAAATTTATGAGGAAGTGATTAGTTGTCAGTGACTGTAGACGACATTAAACTAAGTTTACGAATTGATGTTACCGAAGATGATCCAATGATTCAAAGTTATTTAGACGCCGCCAAAGACTACGTACAGACGGCCGTTAGCAAGAATGAAGATTTGAGTGTCTACAAACAGTACGATTTTGCTGTATCGTTACTGACACAATTCTGGTATCAAAACCGAGTAACTGATATGACAAAAACACCGTATCAAGTTGTCAGCATGATCCAACAATTGCGCGGGAAAATTGAAGCTTAGGTTTGACATATCAAATGGTTGGTATTAATATCAAGATTGTAATTCGTCCCAATATTATTTTCCCGTAAATGGTGACAATTTTCATACTCCAATGAGAGGCTCTCCCCCGAGCCTCTTTTTTATACATATATCTGGAACCGGAAAGTGTGATTCCAATGCGCCAAGATGTTAAGAAAATTCGTAATTTATTAAAGCAATATGCCAAACTAAAACGTGACTTGACAGCTTTTAACCAAGTTTCTAGCCCCTCATTCGATGGAGTATCAAGCCATAGCAGCCGAAACGGCACTGAAAGCCGCCTGATAAACCATGTTGACTTATCTTACCAGTTAAAAGAAGTCGAAGACGCCCTCAATGCAATTGATGACCCACAATATCAATTTATCTTACATGATTACATCATTGAGAAGCGGTTCAGCCGCAACGAGGCTTGCCAGCGATTATCAGTTAGTGTCAGCAAGTTTAATTATATGAAGAATGAAGCATTACACGCTTTTGCAAAATTTTACAGTGATCTAACGGTTTGA